TGTTGATCGCACCTTGCGACCAGTCCAGCCCATTTCTAAATTTTCGAAATCCTCTCGCGCTTTTGCTAAAACTTCTTCACTGATGTTGTTGCGCTCTAGGCCAATGCTATTTTTCTTCAAACACTTGGCTGGATTACCTGCATAGATATATCCAGGCTTGATAGAAGTGTTTTTCGGAAACACAGTCCCCATCCCGGTCATGACATAACTACCGATAATTTGTTTCTGATGCGTGATCGTTCCAAACCCTAGATTCGCGCCACGCATGATGTAGGTATGACCACCGAGCGTACTGTTACTGCTCATCGTCACGCTGTCCTCAAGAATGCAGTCGTGCGCGATGTGACTGTTAGTCATTAATAGACAGTTATTGCCGATGCGTGTCGGTGCAGCAGGATTTGTGCTGCAATGAAACTGACTAAACGAATGCACTACATTGTTATTACCAATTTCAACAAACCCTTCAGGCATCTCTAACCGATGCTGTGCCGGAGTTCCGATACAAACATGGCTGACAAAATGATTGTTATCACCAATTTTTGCATTGCTGGTGATATAGCAATAAGGCCCGACGATATTATCTGTGCCTAACTCCGCGCCATCCTCGATAACAGCGGTTGGATGAATATCGTTCAATGCTTTGCTTTCCAGTTATCTTTTCGGGCTTGCAGTTGGTTCAGCACCCATTCGGCGTGGACTGAATCGCCCATCAGTTCTAGCCAGGAACAGTTACCGGTCATGGATTCGTATTCTTCCCACCATTCTGCACTGAACTCGCATTGTCTAAGTTCAGGAAAGTGTGGGATACCGGCTGTGTAGTGGATGAGTTTGGGAAAACCTACACCGCTGCCCGAAAGAGAGTCGTATCCCACACAAAAATTCCACTCGACTGGTAAGTCGCCTATCGAATCCGCCCAGCTAAAATCAGCAGGGTTATTCGCTTTATCATTAATGTAATCAGGTGTGAGTTTTCGACACTTTTCGTTGTTGAAAATCATCAGCGACGGCCATTCGAATTGCTTCTCGCTTTTGCGTACATAGACAGCATGTTCGCCGTCCATGAAGTTTGCGAGTTCACAGATATCAGCTTGCATCAGCATATCGGGATCGAGGAAAACGCTTATACCTTGATAACCACTTAAAGCAGGACAGAGATAGCGCGTAAAAGTAAATTCCGTGAGTCCGACGCGATCAACCGGCAGTTGTGGCCGGACGAGTGGAATGATTGCCACTGGTTTACTGGTTCTGCGCGTGATGCTCCACTGCAAAACGTTGTAGGCTATTGGCTGACGTGGATCAACGCCGATGTAGATTCTCATTAAAAATGCTCCGCTTTCGTTTTCATCGACCAGGAATATCGCCCCACAAAATTTTGTGAAGCTGCACCTGCAATCTCACATTCAATCTGTCTTCCAGAATCCATTCTGCTAGATCAGATGCTTTCAATTCCTCATAACTTGGAGAAAAGAGAATCTCAGGTTCGCCTCTCAATGCCATCGTTTTTATTTTCTCCCGACTCCATTCGTAATCTGCGCGATCACAAATCACAAATTTCAACTGATCTAAATCGCTAAGACATCTGATGTTGGAATACACATTTTTTTCCATTTCATCCGAGCCTGGAGTTTTGATATCCACGACTTTTTTGACTCTGTGATCAACTTGTGAAACATCGATGGCACCGCTGGTTTCCAGCGAAACATCAAATCCAACATCACACAAACTTTCTAGGAGTTTAAAAACCGTTGGCTGTGCTAGCGGCTCACCGCCAGTAACCGTTACAGAACTGACTTTATATTTCTGCACTTCACTGATAATTTCTTTTTCGCGGAAAATCGTTCCCCCAGAAAACGCATAACTGGTGTCACAATATCGACAACGCAACGGGCAACCAGTCGTGCGAATGAAGACAGTCGGTTTGCCGACGCTTGTAGACTCCCCTTGAATTGATAAAAAAATTTCAGTAATCCGTACACTTTCATGAAGCATTTGCACAGTCTAGGAGTTCAAAATTCAGTTGAGCACCTCCCGTATTTATCCATCTCGCCGCTTTCGCGTGATTTTCAAGTCGATCCATGATGATCGCTGCTCTCGCAACTGGACTGTGCGGCGCATATGGCCCTTTCCACTTCACGTCCATACAAATAGTTCGCGCCAGATGTGTCGAGTCCGCTGATGCGAGAGGAATATGAGCCAACAGCGTCGGATCAAGCATTCTTAATCCGTGTAATTTGACACTTGGCCTTCCCTGTTCATCGCAAATATAATTTAAAACCTGCGATATTCGAGTCCACCAAGCCGACGTGCCAACACTTGAAAACTGTCCACTACTTCCGATAGCGATGCGCGGAAATTTATCCATCAATCTTTGCAACCGATTGAAACCTTCATGCAAATGAAACACCGGAACTCCAAACGATTCAAAAGGCCACTCGTCAATGAGTTTGTCATTCGCTGCGTCATCGCCATCTATCACATCTGGAATGCAGCACCATTCTGCCCCTGGATGCTTTCGCCACAAATCCACCCAGTCATAAAACTTATTCCAATTTTCTATGGGCGCGTTTTTTCTCCATGCGGAAAAAGCACCGTTGTCTAAAACGAAACTACGACAAACCTCCGCCACAATTTTTATTTGATCGGGCCGAGCAAAAGAAACCATTGCGTCTTTGTTCGCTAAAATTTTGATCGGATTCAAGATTTCGCCAGAGAGCGGAGTGCCGTGGTAACAAATCATTGATAGTTCTCCGCTGATTCGATTCGTGATACTCCAGAAAATAGTTTTTGCAGTCGGTCGATAACTGCTTCGATAGCACGTTCAGTGCCGAGTTGTGGGCGACGGAAGAACTCGACGCTCTGCCACCAGGGGCAATCGCCTTGCAGTCCCTCATGAAAATGCGGCTGGTCGTGTACTAACACCATCGCCGGTTTGCTTAACGCACCTGCAAGGTGATAAGCCGTAGTCGGAACACAAACGACCGCATCCAGACAATTTACTAACGCAGCCGTTTCTTCATAATCATCGGTTTGCGTTCCCCAGGGAAAGTCATGAATCTTGATCCCGGTGTCGCGGTAAAACTCACCAATTTCAGACGCATAATCTTTGTATTGCAGTGAAATAAAATGATACGGTTCTTCCAGCAATGGTTTTAGCTGTTGCAAACCCAAACGCCTAGTACGCCATCCGTCTGAATTCTGCATACCGCCTGTCCAGGCAATACCGATTTTTGGCTGACTGCCAAGACTGGCTAACAGTCCTGCCCACATCAACTCTCGTTCACGGTGTGTTTTCAGATAGCCGTCACGCCGTTCCATTGTCGCCCATTGCATCGCCGTTGCCATGCTCGTCTGATGGGTAGCTGTGACTCGATGTTTGAATTCGGGAGTGAATTGATCACCAAACACCTGCACATCTGGAAACGTTCTCGCAAACAGATTTTTGAGCTTTGGATGTACGTTTAACTGGTTCAGGTTTCCAGAAAAGGTGCTCATGTAAGCAATTTGATCACCTAAACCCTGTTCGCCATACACCAGCACTCTAGCTTCCGGTTCGCCCCGCCACTCCGGTAAGTTATAGTCGTGCTTGTCGCGAAACATTGCATGACCTAACTGAAACTGATAGTGATACCAGCCCTCTCGCCATTTACGCTGATGTAACTTCGCAAACGCTAATGCAGAATGACCTTGTGGATGCGGCTCGATTTCTAATGACAGTTCAGCATATTGCTCTGCGACCTTGAACGCATAACCTTGCACGCTGGCATTAGCCATGACTCGATAGAGCATAGCGCGGTTCCAAGGCGGCTCATTTTTCGGCATCAGCACCAACGCTTTTTTAAGCGAAACCAACGCTTTCTTAGATAACTGCAAAGCCGCCTCTGTCGCGCCGACCGCCATCCAGGTCTGCCACGTTTTCTTTCGCTTCGCCGCTGCTAGCGCAATCGGATAGGCGAATGGTGCTTTACCGCCATCTATCAAAAAACGGGTGAGCATTACCCAAGCGTCTACGTCATCCGGCGTTTCGTGCATGTGCTCTAAAAGCAAAGCACCGGCCAGATCCATGTCGCCTAAGTTCAGCGCATGATGGCAATCCCTCAGCAGTTCAGACACGCCCAGTACCGGTTCGCAAATACGCCCACTCAGGATCGTTTAAGAGCTTCTTCACTTCATTCCACTGGTGCTTGTTGAAAATGTCTACGCCTTTTTCGCGCTTCCATTTCATAATCACCGAATTCGGAATATCGGCGACATGCCACATGTCATTCGCAATGCCTTGCTTTGAGTATTGATTTAAACGCAAGCCATCACTCGCACTTCCCGCGCCGCCTGAAATATCAGCATTACGGAAACTTTTTGATAATTCTAACGACGGTTCAACATCTTGTATTTCTGCGATGGTAGTAACATCGTTGACCTCATCATAATCGTGCCAAGTTTGAGTGGCCGTTTGCGCGTTGTAATCAATTAACTTTTTACTCATGCGTGGCGTTTACTGGTCGCTGAGAAGGTCACGTTTTTCGGTAACTGCTTGCTGCCTTTCGCACTAAAATTACCAGTGTTTTTCATGAACTGATTTTTATTATTCGAAAAGTTTTTGCTGCCGTGGTTCATCTGTCGAGCAGTTTTGTATTTCTTCATAAAAATTTCCTTTAAAAAAAAGGGGCTTCAAAAGAAGCCCCGATAAGCCACAAAGACGTGGAGTCGTTACGTCTATGATGTGGTAGTGGTGTAGACCTTGCCGGATGCTGCTTCGTTCTTGGAACCAAGCGTGTACTCCGCAAGGATCATACTTCGCTCACTGTCACCAGTTTTCGCCAGCTTCGTGGTCTGGATTGGTCGCAGGTATGCAACACACCAGTATTCCATATCAAGGGCAAACACCGTGGCCGCAGGTTGGAACCTATTACTCACAATTTGGTGTTGACCAAAATCGGAAATATATACGCTGGCCGAACCCACTATCGACCCAGGAGCCAGTGCACCATCCGGCTGTGCATCACGATACTGCGTACCGATTCCGCCAAACGCCGAAGCAGTTTGTTTGTTAAAACTTCCGCACATGATTACGCCTGGATCGCCGCCATTATCCCAGCACGATTTTACAACCGCCTTAAGATTAGCTTCGGCAAATACAGCCGCCGTTCCCGCCGTAGGCGCAGTGCCTGGAGCACCACTGCTCGTTGCCGGTGTGGTCGCCGCAGCCCCTTGCTGAACTTGGTTAGTGGATAACCACGCACCCAGTCCGGCACAGACTCGCGCTGTTCCAGCACCGCCACTTGTTGCAGCCGTATTCGCAGTCAAAGCGGTTTCTATGTCTCGCTTTAGCTCTTTGCCCCTTTTAGACAACTGGTAACTCATTTCGGATCCGCGTCCCGCAGTATTCACTGCATCAAGCGTTCCGGTAACACGCGGAACCTTGGTAGAGATTTGCGTGTAATTGCCTAATCGACTCGTAGGTGAAGCGGTGGACGTATTTGCATCATCGCCTTCGATTTGTGCATTTGCCGCCGCAGCAGATAACGAATCTGTTTGCCACTCATAAAAAACCGCCGACGCGCTTTCTCTCGCCACGTTCGACATGAATGGAGTGTCCATCGGACTAATATCGTAGATGATATCGGAGAGGTCTTCCCTCTCACCGACAGCAGTGTAAGTTTGGTAACTTCCAGTCGGAACACTCATAAATTATTACCTCTATAAACCTAGTCTATGTTTAATTAACGCCTCCGCGTCCTGAGTGCTTCCGCTTTTACGCAGATTAGCTTTCAGGGCTTTTTCAGCGTCCTGTCGTGCATTTGCTTTGGAACGTTTTGCCCCTGGCTTCAGGTTCTTCGTTCCAATCTTCAGCACTTTTTTCTTAGCAACGTTCGCTTGCTTGTCTAACTGATCAAACATCATCGCTTTGTGCGCTAACACTACGAGTCGATGATCAGAGATTCCTGCGGCTTCAGCGTCGCTATAGTCATTGGCAATCAGATAATTTTTTAGACTTTCCTGCTCGGTCGCCCTCACACTCTCGTCCTGCCACTTTGGTAGTTTCGAAAACAAATGTTCTTCCTCTTTTCTCAGACGTTCAACATATGTTTTTTCTTCCTCTTGTGTAAAACGCTGCTTGGCCTGTTCATAGGCGACCGCCGCGTTTTGTCTAATTTGATTGAATCCTTCCTGTCGTTCTTGAAACTCTGCACGCTTCACAGCCCAGCTAGTTGGATCAGCCGTCTTCAAACCTTCCCAGTCCAGATTTTTATACGGTTCTAAAACAGCTTGTTCCAATGCTCCCAGAAGTTGTGCGCTCTGGGTGTGTTCTGCCTGAAAAGATTCTTTGTGTTCAGCAATATCGTTCTGTGCCTGTTCGCGTAATGTTTTTGCTTCATCAGCCATTACTTTCGCACGTTCGACATTCTGCACTGAATCTTTGAATTCGCTCAGAGTAATATCACGACGATTTCCATCGGCATCGGTTATTGGGATAGACAGTCCGTACAAGTCGGACATATCCACGCCAAGATGCTCTGCAACTTCCGGTAAAGAGGTGAGTGCGACTTCCTCAACCGACTCATCCTCTGTGCCAGTAGTAGCAGGTTCTTCTTCAGTCGATGCTTCAATCTCTGCTGACTCACTTTCCTCCGGTTCTGCGGGTTCCGGCTCTGCCGATTCTAACGGTGTTTCCGGTTCCGCACGTTCTTCCGGGGGTGGTGAATCAGACACAGGTTGAAGCGTAGCTTGAATCCGGTCTTCAATACTTTGTGGCCGCGCTGGTGGCGGCGTAGCGTTTAAAGGTAGTTCGTT